TGGAAATTACATTCCAAAACCAGTCCTCTAGCGTCATGGCTAGGGGGGGTCGAAAGACATCAGCGACGTTGCTCCGAAGGGAGCCACGTGACCGAGTCCTTCATGACGTCAAACGAGGTGTGATTGAGGAGTCACACTTCGCTGACAGGATGTCGGCACTTAACTTCTTTAAGAAGTCGGACGCCGCACTAGTCGACACATTTAAGTTGATTGGTGTCAATTTTGATAGGGTACTTAATCCGGAATCTTTTAATCTAAAAGATATTGGATCCCTGGTAAAGGAACTAAAGACTTTCGTCTCTGGTTTCTTCCCCATGGTTCTTCAGGATGAACTTCCTGCCGGATTCGAGATCAAAGGTCTCTGGAAAAAGTTTTCTCATCGGGCTCGCTCCTATTTACAACCACGGTTTCTTTCAAAGAGAAACCTTAATCGTAAACTGAAGCTGGCCGCAATGATTAACTACTCGAAGAGACTCTTTCCCAATCTTCCTAGGTCACTCGTGGATGCCAAACTGGCTGATTTCACTGAGTTTATTACTACCCCGGATACTGATGTCCTTCATGAACGTAGAGTTCTAGAGAACGCAATAACCAAAGAAGTGAATAGACTACCTGTGTTTCATGCCAGGTACGACACACCATTTGTTCCAACTGGTTCATCCTGCCTGGAATCCACCCGCAAGTCGGGCGGTATCCAAGGATATACCAAGGAGATTCTACGGGAAATCTTTGACCAGTTCCCCTGGTTAGAGAAGATTCACCTAATCGAGGGTCTATCTGAGGAGGAACTCTTTAGTTCATTCAGTCCAATATGGAATGAAATACTCTCGAAATTATTCGAGAGTGCCCTTCGAGAATATCCTCTTACGGGACCTTGGGATTTAATGGAGGTAAGACCTGCCGCTATTGCGGAACCTCTAAAGGTTCGCATAGTGACGAGATCATCTTGGATTCTCCAACTACTTAAGCCTATCCAGGAGGCATGGCATAGTACCATGCGTCAGGATAAAGTTTATGAGTTGATTGGAGGAACCCCAGTACATCTCGCACTTCGTGACCTTGCCCTTGAAAAGGGTCAGAGGTTTGTTTCAGGTGATTACGAGTCTGCTACAGACCGTATTCATCTCCATTATACCAAGTATGCCGCAAGAGAGATGCTCAAGAGGACGACATTCACATTTCCCAATAATACGGAGATCTTCACCGATCCCCTTATTCGGAATTGGATTGAACGACTAGTGGAGCACTCCTTCGATAGTATCTTTATAGGTGAACCTGATAACGTAGTTCTTCGGGGACAGATGATGGGTCATATTCTCTCCTTTCCCTTATTGTGCATAATTAACAAGGCAGCATCTTCTCTCTCTCTTCCGCCTGATCGGTGGATTAAAGTGAATGGAGATGATGTCCTGTTTCCCGCCTCGCGGCGGGAATATGAACTCTGGGAACTTCATACCAAGCATGTTGGATTGAAGAAATCCGTTGGTAAGAACTATTACTCACGAGATCTGGCCATGATTAACTCGGAAGTCTACACTTGGAATAGGGATCTCCACAGGTTGGAGAGGCTTATTTTCCCGAATGTAGGACTTCTTGGTTATCTTGGCGATTTTGTCGACAAGTATGGTCGACAAGTTACTCCATGGAGTCAGCTTGCTGGAATTTTGGGGGACTTCTGGAAGGGAGTCTCTCCAAATTACCAAAAGCAGGCCATCTCCATGATCCGTGAGAGGTACCCCATAATTCAGGGATTCCCAGGATCAATCTTTGGTCCCAGGGAACTCGGAAACTTGGGATTACCTGTTCCAGCCGGGTATAATTTCACCCGGTACCAGAGGATTTGGATGGAGGCTCACCGTACTGGTTCCTATCAGGGAGAAGAGGGTTTCCGAACCCCTTTCTCTCGGATAGAGACCCTCTATCAGAAAGAGATTCCTCAACAGGATCCCTTTCTGAAGTGGGGTATTCCAGATGTAGTTATTCCTCCTGAGAATATTTTGCCCGATCCTTACTCTCGATCCGGTGGACTGTCCAGGGAACTGATGCAGATAAGAAGGTGGTTTGAGTCGTTGGAAAGTCTCAAACACCAGAGAATCTTTGGAAGACGTCGATTTAATCGATGGCT